GCAACTCACGCTCTGGCTCGGGGATTTTCTGGTCATGCTTGAGCCAGCAGAGAAATTTGCATTTCTCGAAGTCGCCGAGTTTTGAAAAACTCCAGCTGTTTATTGCCATCGTCGTTTCCTGATCGTACAAAGAAGAACGAGATTATGCCGCAGGTGGTTTGAACTCCATACCCTCAAACACGCCGTACTTCTCGTACAGCGTGGTCTTGGCGTTTCTGAGGTAGCCCTCTGTAATTTTTTTGCAATCATTTATCTTTCCGTTGTAGCTGTTGGTCCAGGCGGAGCCAATCAACTCAGTCATCGTGTTGTTTTCTAAATGAGCTGTGACTGCCGCGGTTGAGGTGTCTATGCTGTAGTCAATTTCTGTCGGGGCGACAATTTTTGTGGCTGCAAACAGAGTTTTGAATTGGTTGCGGACGTAAGTCAGGACAATCTTGGATCGGGCCGGTACAGTTTTTCGGGCTGTGGGGGGATCGACCGCCGTGACCGACCCGTCCGCCGCAACCCGTACAGTGCTCTTGACCTCCAGCTTCGCGCCATTGATGTTGATGATGACAGTCGGTCCTGCACCCACGGTGTTGCTTCCGGCGGCGATGTCGATGTCCTTTACGACATAAGGCGCGTTGTTGTACCACCTGTTCGCAAAAGCAAGCCAGCTATCTGGTGGCACGGTCACGGTGAACTCGGTTGGAGTGATCCTCATGACCGGGGCGGTTTGATGGACAAGGACAAACGTGTCTTGCCCTTCACGCACAAAACCGAAGCTGTTTCTTTGCATGAGCCCGAGAGGACCCATTTCTTCTTTCAGATAGTCGTAGAGTTCGGCTGGCAATATCATGTCAGAGCTTGATTGGGATGGTTCGTCCGAAGGGTGCAACCACGTCGGTGGTGCACACCCAGAGGGTGGGGTAGGGTGGCTCTGGCGGGAAAGGGCCGTAGCCGTCGGTGAGGTACACCATGCAGGCTGGCTTGTGGCCCTGCTGCTCAATCAAGTCGAACGGCGGGCGGAAGTCGGTGCCGCCGCCGCCGTGCATCTTGAACGCCAGCTCTTGCTCTCGCGTGAACTCGTCGACGTGATTGACTGCCGCGTCGCAGTAAATGACGCGCGTCATGACGGGCTTGGCCGATTCGACGATGGCCTTGATCTCAGCGCCGAATGCGTTGAGCGTGTGCTGGTCGATAGAGCCTGACGTGTCGATGGCCACACACACCTCGCCCATGGCTTCGCTGTACATGCCAGGCAGGTACAGGCCAGCTGACAGGTAGCGGCGGTTGGGGCGTGCCCACGAGTAGTCGTCTTTGGCCCGCTCAGTCATGAACGCACGCAGGGCAGACTTCCAGTCGACTTTCTGCTCAGTGATGTCCTCGACCAGGCGCTGGATAGCGCCAGGCAGAGTACCTTGGCTTTTCGCTGCTGTGGCGGCCTGGACTGCAGCGATCTGCCACTCGACGGCTTGTGCCTGGCTGTCGGCGTTATCCACCGGCTCAAGGACCTCGTCCAGCGCATCACCGCTGCCGTCATCCTCGCTGTCGGGGAGCATGTTGTAAATCTCGTCGGCCGACATGCCGGCGTAGTTTTTGTGGAGCAGCCAGCCTTCGCCGATCTCGAAGCCGCCCTCTTCCAGGATCAGGTTGATGGCGTAGTCACCCGCCTGGTTCCATTTTTTGGGGTTACGGTCGCCGCGGCGGCGCATGTGATCCAGCACGCAGTGCATGACTTCGTGCGCCATGGCGCTGCGGCACAAGCTGTCACTGAGGCCCATGACGAAGTCAGGGTTGTAAAACACACTCTTGCCGTCAACGGCAAGTGTTTTGCATTCCGGTTTTTCGACCAGGTTCAGGCGCAGGGCCAGCACGCCCCAGAAGCCTTGGCCTTTGTTGAGGATCAGCTGCGCGCGAGCGACGGAAAGTTTTTTGAGTGCTTCGGGGTTTGAGGCCATGTTGTTTCCAAACAATCGCTGCAGGTTGCAGCAGTAGAAAAGAGAAGTGATTGGTCAATTTGAATGACGCCTGCAAAGTCGCTGGTTCGAGATCGAGCAAGTGGGCGCAGTCATCACACGCAACAAGCGCGATTACTGCGTCCATACCTCCGTCCGCAGCTGTGTCCCAATCTGCGGACGGCGCTGCGTTCCAAGCTGCCTCCCGAGCTGCGCCCAGAGCTGCGTCCAGAGCTGCGCTTCGACTTTTGCTCCGAGCTGCATCCCGAGCTGCTTTCCAAGCTGCGCTCCAAGCTGTGCTACAGGCTCCCTCTAGAGCTACGGTCCGAGTTGCGGAGAGCTCTGCGGTCCGAGCTGCTTTCCAATCTCTGGACTGTTTGCCCTCGGTCAAAATTACCCAGTCGATCAACGCTGCGTTGGGTAAATGGCCCCACTCGGTGCTCACGTTGTGAGTTCTTTCCAAGAGGTTGGATAAAGCGGCTCGACGATAGCTGCGATCAGTTTGCCCAACTCTTGGGCCGCAAGCTGTGCGTGGTCGTCAACGCGCAGATTGTTGACGCGGCTCCAAAACAGCAACGAACCCGTCCACACCACCGTTGTCATCATATTGAGCGGCAGGACGATGCGGGCCTCCTCGGGCGCAACGCCAAGACCGAGCAAGTCTTGATACGTTTCGAGCGCACTATCGGTGCTGTTGGTGGCGATGTTGCGGCAATAGTCTTGGCGGTCAACCGGACCACCAGACCCCTGCTTAATGTCCTCGGGCCGGGTGTGCCATTCGGCGGGGAACCACACACCGGGTTCGTCTGAGATATACCGGCGCGACACCTCCGACCACACGCCGCCCACTTGGTGTTTCACGAACTGACGTGCCAGGAATATGGGCATCGACACGCGGATTTGCACGTGCGGGTGACCGAACGGTGCCCAGTGCTGGGGCTTGCGCTTGTAGGCGCGGAGCATGGCGGTCAGTTCTTCCTTGGCTGTTTCCACGGTGCCTTCGTGCTCCATGTGGATCACGGTGTTGATGATCTGGTCCAAGAACCCATCCCACTCTGACGTGCGGAAGCCGGTGGCAAGAAAGCGAATCAAATTCGCGTCTGCCGGTTTGAGAACTTGGGTCATCAGGGGCTCGCCGTTTGCGTATTCCTCCACCGTGGCGTATCGCACGTGCCAATCGCTCTCTTTGTCAAAGCTACCACGGGCGGCGTTCACGACCGTCAAGTCGGAGCCCATGTGGTCGAGGTATTCTGCGAAAATTTGCTGTTCAATCATGTGTCGCTCCATGAGCCAATCTTTGATCATCTGACTGGCTCGGTGTTGGGGATGTTGACGGTGCTGTACGCGCCAAATCTTTTATTCAGTGCGCGCTTTACTGCTTCCACGGTACCTCCGGCCTGGGCGACGACGGGGTACATCTCAGGCTCAATCGGCAAGCTGATTGATGAGAGGTCGGGCCGCCCAAAATCTACGAAATTTCCGAGTGGGGGGTGCCCAGTGAGCTTCGTCGTGGCGTGGACCCAATCAAAGAAGCCTTTGCTGGCTTTCATGATTCGGCCGATTTCTTTTCTGTCGGCCACAGTTCTTGTGCGCTGGTCCGTTGGGGTGGTGATCCTCCACACCCCGCGTGCCGCGTCTACGCGCTTGAGGTAGAACCGTCCATGTGTGGGGAACACGCTTACGTAAGTGTCGCCATTGTTGAATAGCAGGTACGCGCGGGACGAATTTGGGGCGCGCAGCATGTTTATGCCGTGAGGGCAAACTCTGTGAAAAAAATTCACGGAACTTATGCGCCCGTCAGCCGTACCGCTGATGTCGCCATTTGGGTAGTAGCGGCACATTTCGGTTTGGTACAAATCGAAGCTGTACGACCCGTCAGCGTGCTTGGTGATGGCCTTGTGCCGCATGCGCACGCTATCCAGTGGGCGGGCGTTTGGGCCCCACACGTCTTTGCTGCTGCAGTCCTTAATTGCGGTCCAGATTTCCTCTGCGCCGCCAAAAGAACGGCAGAGTGGAATGCTGTGCGGGTCGATGCCGAACATATCAAGCTCCTGGCATGTACGCCAAAATGTTTGCCGCACCGTCGGCCACGCGTTTGCGTGTAGCCTGGCTTACGCGGATTGCGGTGGTGGGCACGATCAGTGCCGCGATGTCTTTTTCCATCTGCGCGACTTGCGGGTCGTTGGTGATGTTGAGCCCCTTGAGCACCTTCACCAGGTCGTAGGCGTTGTCCATCAAGGAGTCGTGGATGCGGCCTTTGGTGTTGCCACACTGAGCGGCGATGCGTTCCAGAACTTCGCGTGCGCGAACCCAACAGTCCTTGACAGCCTTTGCCTGCTTAGCCATAACGGCTTCAGTGATCTGTGCGCGGATGGCGTCTTGGGTTTCGCTGTCCACGTTGACGCGGAAGTCGAAAGCATCGGGCACCGGCATGATTTCGGTGGTGATGTCGAAAGCAGATGAAAGATTTTCCGGTGCAGGGTAGTCCGCCGGGTCGTACATGGTGCCCAGCCGCACGCGGGCGTCCTGCACAAGCTGTGGGTACTTGGCCAGGAACGTGTCGCGTGCTTTCATGTACTCGTTTTTGATGTCCTGGATACCTTGCCGGTAGTCGATGAACAAGTCACTTGGCAGGATGCGTTGGCCTTTGTCAGACCAGGGCAACGTGTGCGAGTAGTGAAACTGACGCGCTTTGCTGGCGAGTGTGGACAGCTCGGCCAGATGTGCCTTGTCAATCAGGCGCTTGCTGTAGCGACCTGCATCGTGCGCGGCGTGGGTCTGCTCCACTTCGGCGGAGACTTTCTTGTCGTGCTTGGTGGCGTCCCAGCACTTGATGGTCAGGTCGACCAGCATTGAGCGTTCTTGAATTTTCATGCTCATCTCGTTGAAAGTTAATGGATTTGCTTTGCCTGGATGCACTGGTGGTAGTCGTTGACTGCTTCTTGCAGCGCAGGTGCGTTGACGTGACTCATGATGTGCGACAGTGTCTGGGCCATTACGACGCCTTCAGCGACGGCGTGGAGGTGCGCCAGGGCAGTGGCTTTCGCTTCCGTTGCTTCTTCGCTTTGGTCGCCTTCAAACATGGCGTGCATTACTTCACTGATTGTCTGAAGCGAGCTGATCGCTTTGGTTGTGATCTGGTCCGCTGTTTCGTTGTTCAATTTCATTAGCTGCTTTCTGCTGTTCGACGAGTTTCTCGGCTGCGATCTGGAACGCCCGGTTGACCTCCAGGATTTGCTTGAGGTTTTCACTGAGCTGCTTCAGGACGGTGTATGCCAGCTCATGGCTTTGGTCTTTCAGCAGCTTGTTGACAATGCTCGGGTCCTTCATCAGTGCTTTGCGTATGACGGGGATTGCTTGGCGTACTTCCAACGAGTAGCTCGGAGGGTCGACGCGAGTGGTCACAGCAGCTCCTTGTGAAACTTTTGCATTGATCGGTACCCCCGCATGTCGAGTTTGTGATCGGCAGGCGGATCGCCGAGCATGAATTCGTAGGGCATGAGCTTGTTGAACTCACTAACTGTCCGGCCGATCCAGTGCGGGCCGATCTGGTCGGTCACGCGCACCCACTTAACGTTGTTTTCTGGTGTGCCGAAATAGCACGACTTGAAACTCATTGAGTCCGACATGCCCCCGCTCATTGTTTGAAGCACAAGCGGGCGGCACCAACAGTCGGCTGTTATTGCATCGTGTGGCTCCAGAATGTTGACGGATTTCATGTTTCGCGGTGCCTCTCAAGAGCTTCGAGTGCCTTGCGAGCCTCCGGTCCTGGTGCACACCCAGCCGCAGCCAGCTGCACGACAGGCAGCAGAATGTCGACCTGGGTCTGCAGGCTCTTGGCCAGTGCCCAGCCTTTGGCACGGCTGTCTTCGACGCTGTTGGCGAAGATGGTGAGTTCTTTGTTCGCTCGTTCGACGCGTTCGTCGACCCCGATGTTTGTTTCGTTCGGCCCACCGATGCCTCGATGTACGGCAAAGTGCCGGACGCAGGCAACGGCGACTAACCTGGTCAGGCGAAAGATTTCGTTTTGGGTGGTCATGTCATCAACTCCATGATTGTCAAAAAAAGAATGACAAAAACGCCGGCGCGAATCAGCCACTTTGCTAGCGCGACGTGGCGCAGCTTGTAGGCGTGCACTGCGTAGCCGCGTTCGACTGGGTCGGGAAAGGCTTCCTCCAATGTGCGTGGGAAGCGGTATGTCAATGGGTCTTGTTTCATCCCGTGATCCTTTCGGTCATTGCGAAAAGGTAGAAGTCATTGAAGCGGCTTTCCCATGGGTTGCGTGATGCGCGGTTCCAGCCGCTGGCTACTGCGTGGCGTTGGTCGAGAAACTGTTGCAGCGAGCTGTCGACCACACCAAGGGCACAGCCGCGTTGCAGCCACCACTTCCCATATACCTGCGCCAGCCACAGCCGCTTGTCGGAGCGACGAGAGAGCATGGCCCACTCGTCGGCCCGAGCTACGCATTCCTGCGCGGTCACACCAGGATGTCTTGGTGTTGGACAGTCCAGGAGATGAACTCCTTGGTCTTGGTCAGTGCACGGTTGGCGGTCACCGCGGACTTGACGTACAGCACCTGGAACTCGGGTGTCATGCGCTCGATGTACTGCAGCATGCGGCCGATGCTGTTGGGTGTGGTTTTACGGTCCAGCATCGTGCACACGGCGTACTTGCCAGCAGGCTCGCTAGGGATGGGTGCCGTGTCGGGGTTCAGCAGAATTTCTTCGACACTGGGCAGGTCTTTGGCGGTGCGTGCAAACGCCAGGTACTCCGCCGCTGCGCCTTCGCCGACCGTGCCTTTGATGAGCTCGAACTCGATGTCTGGCGTCAGGTTGGACTGTGTGACATCGTCGACAAAGTGCCAGCTGCGAGGTGTCGGGAACGCCCGCTCGTTCGTGGCTGGGTTGAAGCTGTGCAGCAGGCCGGGGCGGAACTTGATGAATGCCCGGGTGATGTCGCTGACACCAGCCACGGTTGCCCACTCGAACCAGTCATCAACGTCGACTTCAAAGTCGATGTGGACCAGGCGGTTGGCGAGAGGACTGGGCATTGTGTTGACAACGCCGCGGTCCCCTGAGCGGTTGCCTGCAGCCAGGATGGCCCAGCCGTCGGGCAGCACGTAGTCGCCCAGGCGGCGGTTGAGGATGAGGCCGTAGGCTGCTGCCTGGACAGATTGAGGTGCGCTGTTCATCTCGTCGAGGAACAGGATGCCTTTGCCCTTGGTAGGCAGGAAGTCAGGAGGGACGAACGCCATCTGCTGGTTTTTGCCTGTGCCTTTGACAACAGGAAAACCCTTGAGGTCGACGGGGTCCATGAGGTTGAGGCGCACGTCGCGCAGCTCGACGCCCATGTCTTCAGCGACAGACGCGACGACATCAGATTTGCCGGCGCCGGGCGGGCCCCAGATGAATGCTGGGCGCTGACGCTCGACGAGATGCTTGAGGGATGACTTTACGGCGGAGGGGCGCATGGTGAATTCCTTTCAGTCTTTCCGGGAACGGGTGTGTGAAGAGTTGCTTTAGCTTTTGCGATCGCTCGCGTTGCTTCGGCGTAGGTGCTAAAGGTGCCTAGGTAATGAAAAACTTGATTTGCTCTAACCCCTGCTAACCACTTGCCGCCTCGTGTCAGTTTGGGTACTGCTGGTGGTGTGTTGTGGCTGTTAGCAGCTGGGGTGACATCTCTAAGGTTTTCAAAGCGGTTGTCGTTTTTCTTTCTGTTGATGTGGTCTATGACGTGCGTCGGCCACGAACCAGTCACGAAAAGCCACGCTAAGCGGTGTGCCGCGTATCGCTTTTTGTTGATTGCGATGCGTACGTAGCCCTGCACTCCGAGGTGGCCGGCTTGGCTTCCTGCTTTTACGTTTCTGGCTACGTCCACCTTCCATGTGAACTTGCCTGTTTCTGGGTCGTAATGCAGCAGCTCAAGTAGCGTTGCCTGGTCCATAACTTACTGACGTTGAAAGAAAAACGATTAGTCGTTATAGCGCCGCGGCCACAGAGCCATTTGCCGGGCTATGGCGCCGCGTTTGATGAGCTGGACGCGTGTGAGGTACTTCAGAGGTGTGCCGAGTTTGCGCGGGCCTACGAACGCATCGCGCACCGTGTAGTGCGGCAGGTAGGGTATGCCGTCCAGATAAAACACCTCTTGCAGCTTGAGCGTGCCGTCGTTGTCTGCGTTGGTCATGCTCATGACTTGAAGCGACGGTGATCGGGTCCAGGGGTGACAACGACGTTGTCACCCTGGCTGTTGAGCTCATCGCGGGCTTTCTTGGCGGCAGGCTTGTCGCTGAAGAAAGTGTTCGGGACGAGTTTGTTGGTCTTGGTGTCGCGCAGGGCGAAGAGGCGAAGTTTCATGTGATCCACTTTTCGATCGTTGAAAGATGAACGATTCTAAACGAATCGTTCACCGGCTTATGGCGTTGCGAGCGCCTTTGCTTTGGCCAGCGGCTTGGCCGTGGTTGGGGCAACTTGGGGTGTGAAGTGCATGGCTTTGTAGTTGGGGAACTGGGCCACGTCTTTCCACTGGGTTTTGATGCCGCGCACTGACTTGCCGCCCACCCACACAACTTCAAGGTGAAGGCGGTGGTGTTTGAGCAGGGCAGTGAACTTGTTGGGCGAGACAGGCACGTTGCCGATCGTGAAATCGAACAACGTGCGCAGTTCTTCGCGTGTGATGTTGCAGGAGCCGTTGGCGGCCGTGCGCTTCATGAGAGCTTCTAGTGCATCGGTGTAGTCCTTGACGCGGTTGAGTTGAATCATGTTGCGCTGGTAGGCCGTGTCAGTCGGCATCTGCTCGATGAAGAAGTTGAAGTCTCCGTCGAGCAGCGCGTTGCCTACTGTGTCGATCGACGACTCGCTTATGGAGATCATCGTGTCGCGGTCTTCAGAGTGGATGACCGTGCCGGCTTTGGCCAGGTCAACTGGGTAGTTGGCCAGGTAGTCGTAGAAGCTCTGGAGCTCTTTTGGGATTTGGTCGATCTCGGCTTCTGTGATGCTCAGCTTGTTGGGCTGGTACTTGGCGACGTTGGTGCGGCGGTCTTCCCGGTCGATGATGATGGGGTCCGTCTTGTTGGACATGAAAATCCAGTTGGTGCGGTTGCGCACCTCGACGGCGTTGGCATACATCTGGCGCAGAGCGATGGTGGGCTCGGTGATGAAGTTCTTGAGCTTGGCCATCACACCGCGCTCGTTCTGCAGAGCTTTGGTCTCGACCTCGTCGACGAAGACGATCAGTGCACCCTCCATGAAGTGGTTGTATTTTTCGTTGAGCTCTTCCATTCGCCGCGTTGCGGTGTGAACACCGAACAGCGGCTTGAGGATGTTGCTCGTGAGGATGCCCTTGCCTGTGCCCTGCGTGCCGTGCAGCACCCAGGAGGTGCGTGTGCGGTCGCGCGTTTGGACGATGGCTGCGAGCCAGTTGACGAAGTGCTCAATGATGTCGGGCTCGTTGCCCAGTGCGTTGGCCATCACTTTCATGACGGTCTTGGGCACGGCCTTGGGCATCTTGTTGCCGACGTTGAGCATGAACTGCGTGGGCTGGAACTTGTTGACGATGCGGTTGGCCACATCGACGCGCACCACGTCGTCTGGGTCGAACACGATGTCCCACTCGGGGATGAAGTCACCGAGCGGTACGCCGTATTGCTTGGCGAAGTGGCGCAGCTGGGTTTCGTTTTTGGCTGGCGTCAGGTCGAGGACGTCAGATGCGGCCTCGTACGTACCCCGCCAGTACACGCCGGTTGCCCTGTCTAAGAAAGCCAGATAGAGCAGACCGTTGGAGGAGGTCCGGGTGGATGAGCCCGTTCCGGTGAGCTGGGTCCAGTAGTCGGGGAGGAGTTCCTTGGTCAGGTAGGCCGGTTCGCCCTTGAAGTTCTGGATGTAGTCTGGGTTGTTCTCGGGGTGGAAGTAGGCCCATGAATCTCCGCCGTTGAGGTTGAAGTAGGTGAAGCCGCGTTCGGTCTTCATCTCGGTGATGATGCATTCGTCTGGTTTGAGCATGACCTCAGTGGTGCCATGCATCTTGTAGACGATCTTTTTGCGCTCAGGCAGCCCTGCGTCTGCGCGCAACTTGGCGATGCGTGCATCGGTCAGTGCGCGGTTCTGCGTGGTGGCTGCGATCTGGGTGCTCATTACGACGTGGCGCTTGCCACGCTTGACGAGCTCGATGCGTGGTTTGCCGGCGAGCGGGTCTTTGATGCCCTTGAGGACAGGCGGTGCTATGTAGATCAGCTTGTCGTTCTGACATGCGGAGATGTCGAGCGGCCAGCTGATGGCGTTGCCTGTTTTGGTCAGGCCCATGGACTCGTTGAGCATGGGCACTTCGTGGTTCTTCTGGATGAGCCACTGCTTGAGCAGCGGTGCTGCGTAGGACTTGTCCAGGAGCATGAAGACGTGGGCGCGCAGCTTTTTGTTCTCGATGCCATAGGACGCAGACCATTGCACGATGTAGTCGATGTCGCTCAGGCCCATGGCACTGAGAAACAGATCGACGGTGATGGGCGCCGTGCCGCCTGCTGAAGTTGTGGTCACTTCAGGCAGACCGTCTAGGTCAAGCACAAGCCAGTCGGTGGTGGCATTGGTGTCGGTGGACCCAGCGCGTGATTCGTTGACCAGTGGACGTGCGGTCAGACCTTTGAGTGCACAGTGGCCTTGGGCTGCGTGGGCCTTCAACAGAACTTCAAGTTGTTGGATGGTCTTGAAAGATTCACGATGCGACGTGAACTCAAACATGAAGGGGTAGGGTGTCTTGGTGATCACGCCACCAGTCTTTGAGTAGGTCTTGGTCAGTGGCTTGCTTGCTTGCAAAAAATCAATCGTTGGCATGTCGCTCGCTCTCTTCAGAAGATGATAGATGTGTCAGTCCAGGCAGAACCGCGTGTGCACTCCTGCAGGATCGTCAGAGTGTATGGTTTTTCCTCTATTTTCTATACTATATATACTATATACCTTACATTCTTACATTCTTATACTACTAAAGTTATAGATAGATATAAATATATAAAATATATAGAAAAGAAAAATAATCCAAATAGAGTTTAGTTTCGGATCGAACGTACGTAAGGCGTTTCACCTACAACCCAAGCATCCGAGCGGTCACGACGTCGTACAAAGACACAACAGCGTCTACATTCAAAAACACAGCGTCGACTTCCGTTACGCCGAAGCCATGTAGCGTCGCGTTCCTAGTCGTGTCCAGCGCCCCGCTCGACACGCCCATGCGCAAGTCTTCCTCCACGAAGCGTCGCCCGCGAGCCGGTAGTCTTTCGATCATCCCATCATCCCCCTTCAGCGGCGGGCGCAGCCGGTAGTGCTTGTTCAACCAAGCGAGATGTGCTGAGCTCATATTCCAAACATCCATTCACGTACAGCTGAGCGCAACGGGCGACGCTTGCCGCGCTGCGTGTGATACAGCCAGACCTTCCACGGGCTTGTTCCCGTACCACCGTCGACCCACATGCCGAGGTGCTCAACTGTGACGGGCGCAGGGTAAGCGATCGAACTCATCGTTATAAGAATTCTTTCTTCGATCCCTGCGCCAAAGGCCATGAGCTTGTAGCCACGTTTGACGAGCCAAGCCACCAACAGTTCATCGTCTTCGTTCATGCCCATGAGACCTCGATAAAAGAAGAAGGAGCTGAGTGCCGTAGCACCCAGCCCCAAATCATCAGATCGTAGCCGCTTCAGCCACGCGCTGAGCAATCACGAACCGTTCACCGCCAATCACCTTGCGCAGGTCAGCATCGACTTTGAGCACACACGCCAGGATGCGGCTGTACTCCATGTCGGACATCGAACGCTCCTTGCACGCCCAATCATCAGCGCGTTGAGCTGCAACCTTTGCGTTGGTGAGCAGAGTGTCCTGTACCGATACGGGCAGCTTGTAAAAATCACAGCTGCCTGCTTCGGTTTCACGGATCACGAACTTCGCCATGTCCCAAACAACAGGTGCTTGCTCCACCATTCGCGTACTGAGCGATTTGAGGTTATCTTTTTCGCGCTGCATGCGGCGTTCAAGGAGTTTTTCTTCCGACTCTTTGCTGAGCTTTTCTGCCGCGGCCATCTGGCGGGTACTCATTGCCATCCGGCGCTGGGTCTCGGCCTTGATCTTCAAGTTGGGTTCCTTCATGAACACGTCGTCGAGGTCAGGAATATCGTAGCGCCGTGGGCTCCCGGTGTAATCAACAGTTAGCCCCGCCATTTCTTTGGCCAGCTCGTGCCATGGTGTACGCATCTTCACGAGTCCGGGGAGAATCCGCAGCGCGTCTCTATCGTCAACCCCGAAGACCTGGGTGTCGTCGATGATCTGCTGCATGGCGTTCTGTATGTCCATTGCATGGTCGAAACTCCGTCCGACCCACTCGTCTTCACTTACGCCAGCTTCTTCGAGGATGCTGCGTACATTCTTGAACACACGCCTTGCATTACTGACGATCAGTGTGTCGATCCTCCATGCGGTCGACTTAGCTATTTCAGCAGCTACGTACGCTTCTGGGATGTCATGCACGTAGTCGTGCAGGTCGAAGTATTGGTTGGTGCCGGCGACGAGTGTGGTGTTGAAAGTCTTGCTCATGATCAAAGTTCCTAAGTTGATTAAAGTGAGATCGGATGACCTCGCACTGGGCTGCACGCAACCCAGTCCGCGGTGATCAAGATTTGGGCGCACGCCATGTGATGCGCACGAACTCGCCATACAGCGAGCTCAATCGCACAGGTGTGACCCAGAAGCCGAGACGCTGGGCAATAGGGACGAGCCAGTGGGATTTCTTTACGAACATCACAACATCTCCAGAATCATTCGCTCACAGTCGCGCTCGGTTCCGCCGGTGAGCTCCATCAGGGCCTCGATCTTGTTTTGCAGGATCGTGTAGGGCTCGTACTCCAGCGATGCCTCTTCAGGCACTTCGTCAATGGCCACCTCAACGATGACGAGGCGGCGTGGTACGGGTTGGCGTTTGACGGTCATTGCGTTACTCCAGAATCAGAAGGGCAGAAACAAAAAAGCCAGCTGTGATGCTGGCTATGAGGACGATGCGATCGTTGAAGTGCATAAGCAACTCGTTGCTTGAGTTACGGCGCAGGCCAGAGGACATGCACCAGGGATGAGATTCGGCACACGTGAATCCGTATGCCTTGGCGGCGATGTTGCTGGGCGATGCGTTGTGCTTCGCGCCACGCTGAGCGCGGTCTGTGAGCTGATCGTCATTGCAATTCCTCCGCGCTGTACTTGATCCAACCGACGGTGTAGTAGCGGCCATCACTGATGAAACCGAACACCTTCATAGCGATCTGCACGGTCACCAAACTGCAAATAAATGCCATCACAGCGGACATGGTTCCAATGAGCGTACCCCAATGAATCACGAGGTTCAGTAATAAGAAACCGATGTGTAATAAGTTTCGCTTATAAGGCTCTCCGAGCAAGCGCAGCCTCATTCGTGGGTTCAACATTGATAGCAGGACGAACTCAAAAAGTACGTTCATCGCTCCGAAGAGCAAGACCGCGTCAACCACGGTTGCTCCGCACGATCAGCGCAGTCGGCACACCGAGCGCGAAGCCCGACGCAACGAGTGGGTCAACCGCGATGAGCAGCAGGCTGACCACAACCCAACCGATGAGCGCAGCACCAATGGCCAAGCCAGTCGCAGCGTCTTTCATGTCTCACCCCTCACGCTTGATTGCAAACAACTTGCGCACGTCGAACTTCTCCATGCGCTCCATGTACCCACTGAACGCAGTGACGACGCCCGCGACGGCTTTCCACAAAGGCCGCTGTTCCTGAATGACTGCGCACACTGCGTCGGTGTTGATCTCGACCGTAATCACGCCGGTCTTCGTGTCCCACACGAGCTCCTTCTCGCAAAGAACTTCGAGCAAGTCCTTCATACATGCGTTGGTGGCGTTGGTGATGTCAGCAGCTTCTTGTGCAGTGAATTGAATCTTCATGGTGTTCTCCGTTAAATTGACCCATGCCCATATCTAGGCAAGATAAAAGATAGTGAGCAGACCCTAGGGCCTGCTCAGCTGAGTTGTTAGGCGGTTGCCACTTTGCGTTGGCGCACGGGCAGGGCAGGTGCTTCGACCTCGACACCCGACATCACAGCGAGGCGTGCTTCGCGCAACTTGGCCGCGCGCTCGGTGTAGCCGTCCACAGTACCCAGCGCCAGCTGCGTGGACACCAACTTCGTACCTTCGAATGCATAAGCACCAGCTTGACCAGCGATACGACCAACGGTGAAAGCGATAGACATGACAAATCCTTTGTGAATGAACGAGCGAACGTGCTCGAACAAATGACCTGGACCGGGCAGCTTGCTGCACGGTGGCTGTTGGGACCCCTATCTGAGGTGGAAACACGAATCCGAAGTGGGTAGGCGGATTCGAGACGGGGGAGGGAGTGTCTACACGGCGGTGCATCTGAAAATTTTTTCAAAAAAAAATTTCCCACGGCTAAAATCCTCGAACATCTTTCAAAGAACCATGGCAACAAAAACCAAAGTCAAGCCCGCCATCAGCAGGTCGGCGTCCTCTAACGCCAAGCGCGGCGCCGCTGTGCGTACGGCACCAAACACTGGAACCATGGCTGCAGCGGCCGCAGTCTCCCCGGACAAACCGCTCACGGAAAAACAGAAGGAGTTCGTCAGGCACTGGGCAGAGGGCGACTCCATCCCCAACGCCCTGGCACGTGCCGGCTACTCCATCGCCGACAACTCCCTCGGCCACCGCATGGCCAAGATGCCGAACGTCCTCGCCCTGAAGGCCAAGTACCAGGCCCAGTACGAGGAAGCGGCTGCGATGACCAAGAAAAAGGTCATGGACATGCACCTGGAGGCGTTCGCGATGGCCAAGCTCATGTCCGAGCCGGCCACCATGGTCTCTGCTGCCCGGGAGGTGGGCAAGCTGTGCGGCTACTACGAGCCACAGAAGGTCCAGGTCGATGTGAACGTAACCCAGAGCATCCTCATGGGCCGGGTCAATCAGCTCTCGGACGCCGAGCTGCTGAAAATCATCGAATCCAACGGCACGATCCCCTTGCTGGAGGCCGCACATGCCGACGACAGCGCCAGCTAAGGCCCAGGTAGCCACACCGGCAAGAAAACCCGGCAGACCGCCTAAAAACCAGGCTCCCGGGGCTGCGCCAGCGGCCCCGAAGGCCGTGCCAGCGGCCCCGAAGGCCGTGCCAGCGGCCCCGAAGGCCGTGCCGCCCTCCCAGCCAGCCCCGCAGGCCATCGCCCACGCCGAACTGGCCTCCCGGGCACTCGCAAAACGCCGCCTGATCCCCTTCACCCAGCGGATCAACCCCAGGTACGACGCCGGCTGGGTCCACAAAGACATCGCCCGGCGCCTTGAGCGGTTCTCCGACGACGTGGCGAAGGGCCTGAGCCCTCGTTTGATGATCCTCATGCCCCCACGACACGGCAAATCCGAGCTGGCCAGCCGCATGTTCCCCGCGTGGCACCTGGGGCGCCACCCGCACCACGAAATGATCGCCTGCTCGTACAACGTGTCGCTGGCGATGTCGTTCTCCCGCAAAGTGAAGGAGGTCTTCAATGATCCAAGCTACCAGAGCGTGTTTGAGTCACGTCTCAACCCTGATTTCCAGGCAAACGAAGAGTGGGGGATTGCCGGCACTCGTGGTGGTTACGTCGCCGCTGGTGTGGGCGGCGGTATCACCGGCAAGGGTGCTCACGTTCTTCTGATCGACGACCCCATCAAAAACGCCGAGGAGGCAGACAGTGCTGAAACACGCGAGAAACTATGGGACTGGTACGGCTCGACGGCATATACGCGCCTTGCTCCTGGC